ATTTCATACTTATCAAGCATTTCGTCGTGGTCTTCGCTCATCTCAATAAAAAAGTCAACGGCTTGAGCTTTAAAAATAGTTTCTTTATCTTTTTCGCTTAGTTCTAATTGTTTAAGCTTAGACTTAGCCCATCTAAGACCAGCTTTACCCCCCCAAGCGTCATACATAAGCTTGCCACAACCGTCGTTGTACGACTTGCTGCTTTCTAAATCTTTAGCGTGTCTTGTTAAGTAATTAGCCATACGTTGAACCGTTTCAATACTTATTGGTTCTCCTTTAGCTAATTGGTTCGCTCGTTGCTTGCCTACGGCCGTGCCACAAGAACCCCAGCCGTTTTTTTCTACAAAGTCCAAAACTTTCTTAGCATTGTTTTTAACGGCTTTTGGGTAGTCGCTTATGCTTTCTTCAAATACGTCTTTTTTTTTACTACTAAACTCGTCGACTTTTACTTCAACGTCATTTTTTTTAACGCCTTCTTTTTGTTGCTCACCTTCGTCAAGCGTTTCAATAACATCTAAGTCTAAAAAGTCAGCAGGTTTAGCTGTAATAAAGAATAAGTCTAACTCAATGTCATTTATGCCAAACAACATTCCAAACGTCTTTAAAATTATGTCTTGGAATGGAGCAATAACAGTATTGTTAAACAAAGAATATGAATCCCTTAATTCGTCTGCGTTATTGCCAAAGCCACCACCTTCAGACCTTATGCCAAACATCAAAGGGCTAACTACGCGATGCGCCGTTAGTATCTTCTCGCTAACTAACTTCGACAGATACTCATACATACCATCAGCACCGTTTTGTTGTATAGGTGTAAACTCTGGAGCTGTTTCGTCGCCGTCGTTAAACGTTATCAATATACGTCCTGCGTTATCGTCGCCAGTAAACTTTTGAATAACCTTTTGTTCTATAACACGGCGTTCTTCTTGTGTTGGTACGCCATTCTTAAACGACAAAAGCATCGAAGGGAAAAACCCTCGACGTATGTTCGAAAGATGGAAGTCGCTGATGCGTTGATCTAGTTCACAATAATTAGTACCACCAGCATAGTCAGGCACAGAGTAGTAGTGAAGCGAAGGCGTGTATCTTTTAATTTGTAAACAAGTTGACGCAACCGTTCTGTCTTCTAAAGAAAACGCTTTTATTGTTTTTTCTTTAAGCCTTTTATCTTTCCAGTCTGACTTGTAGTAGTATTCGTTTACGTTTCCTTCTTCGTCAGCTATGCCACTTCGCATTGTGTGAACTGGTAGATGTTTTATGCAACCTATTCTTGTCCTTGATGCGTTCCAAATAACATTGACATAAGCCATACCATATAACTTTAAATCAAAAGCTACACGTTGCAAAAGACCGTCAGAACTTTTACGAAGTAAATCTTGTAGACGAAGCCATTGTTCACGTTTAGCATCGCTGTCGTCCCTATCAGTAGCGTCTAAACCACCTCCGTAAATCATATCGGCAACACCGTTTATGATCGCACCGTTAGTTGAACTAGCTAAAAATAAATCTCGCAAGTAATCACCGTAAAGGTCGTCAAAACCATACGATACATATTTTTGACCTTGCTTCTCTTGAAATACTGGTATCTCTTGGTCAGTATAATTTATAACGCTAAAATCGTGTTTGTTCATTATGGGTAAACGTATTGAGTAACCGTTGGGTTATATTCGTTAAAATCAGGTGTCACTTCTTCCATATTGCCAGAGTGGTCACGAACATAAGCCATACCTTCTTCTATTAAGGTTGCATTAGCAGGGTCTAAGTTAGACGAGCTTGTTTGTTCATATATGGTATATTTATAGAAACCCATTGGATAGGTGTCAAGGCCGCCCGTAGAATCGTAAAATTTTATTATTCCAGCTGTTGGGTTTACAACTTGGTCTTTGTCCATTACTGCAAATCCTAGTCTTATATATCTTGGTATATTATCTGTATTCACACCACCAACACTTAGGGGTAAAAAATACAAAGAATTTTTAGAACTCATCGAAGTAAGGCCAATTAAATATTTAACACTTGCTTGTGCAATACTTTGAACTTGGTTTGCCGTAACATATAAATAATTAGTTACGTCAGCTCCTGTTGCGTTATTTGCGTTCCTAATTTGTTGCATCTATTAAATATATAACAACTTGTAATTTGTTTATAATAAAAAAGGGTGCGGCGCATTGCCACACCCCTTCTTATCGTTTATCAAACCAACTTACGCTGATGTGATAGCTAGGTCAGCTTCGTCGTCCAATCCATCGAATGGGAACTGAGCTGTTCCTGGGCCTGCTGATGCAGGTAGTATATACAACGGATCTTGTTCCTTTGCAGTAAAGTTTAGCGTCAAGCCATTCATATCTGAACGGTTAGTTCCTGTCGCTATTGTATCACCACCAGTAAGGTAACACCCGTCCTCTATTCCCATTAAGAAAACATTGTCGTTAGAATCTTGTACAAAGATTTGCGCACGATTCTTTGCGATTAGTCCTAATTGGAATAGGTCTGCGGCAACCACTTTGTGTAGCACTATGTTCAAAGTCTGATTGTACATTACTGAACCTGTCGCCTTATCAGCTTCAATTGCAACTGTTAAGTTTGACAAGTCAGTTACTAAATCATATTTGTAAACTTGCACTTTTGACGATGTAGGCGTACCGAATATATCCCAGTCTTGAAAGTCTGCGTCTGTGATAATATAAGATGAACCCGTTACCGTTGCCGAAGCAAGTATGTTTGAACAGTAGTTACTACAAAAATAAATTGCCTTTAAACCACCGATTGCATCTCTACAATCGATACCTCTTGCGGCTGATATTAAACAAGGCATATTATTCTATTTTAGTGATTAAGAGAAGTTAAATCCAACAACACCGTCAGTTGCAACTGCTACGTTTACACCAACGCCAAAACGCATCGCTACTTTTACGTTGTCAGACCCGTCGTAAGCGTAAGCAGGAATTAGCTGTGCAGATGTGTCAGGAGTATAGTTGTTTGTTCCTACAACAATATTGTCAGGGTATGTAAATACCATTACGTCAGTTGCGTTCGGAATACCTGGTGTTGCGTAAACAGGGTAACCTAAGTATGTCGCACCACCTAAGTCTTGATTGTAACCTTGGTTTGTGCTTTGAGCTGCTATAGCTTGTAGGAAGAAAGCGTAAGCTTCGTATGACATATAAAATCCGCACCCAGGCTTTTGAAGAATACCTGGCGTTGCTGAAGCTGCGTCAAATACAGTGTTCATATGACCAAGAATAGTTGCTGCTGTAAACGCAGTACCTAGGTCAGCTTCTGCGAAGTCTGCCATTGCTGATGCGTCAATTCCTGCGTCATCAATTACTCCGTCGTTAGACAGAAGACCAGTGCCGAATACTGCTCCAGCATCTCCTTGCCACATTAAGTTCTCAAGATTAGTTCCTGTTCTTTCAGCAACTGATGCCATTAAGAAATCAGTAAACTCAACAGGTATGTCGCCGTTTCTTTGCATACTTCCTTGAGCTGCTACCCAAGTTGGGAATAACGTGCCACGACAGATTGTCTCCATTACTGCAAGGTCGCTAAGTGTAACAACTTGCTCGTTAAGTGTAAGGTCTGCTCCATCGTTAAACGAACAGTTAGCCGCTTGAATAGTGTCAGTTGTCGTTAGCGAGTTAATTACAGCCTTGTATTGTACGCCTTCGATTAGACGACAACGGCCTTTTGCGATAGTTTCCGCACCAAGTAAAGCCGCCGTTACATACGGTAAAGCTAACTCGCCGGCATAAGTGTTAGCCGCTACGGTAATATCGAAATCGTATTTTTTCAAATTACTCATTTTGATTATTTGTTAGAGTTAATGATATGTAGCGCACGTTCTACACTTGTTAATTTATTTAAATCTTTCGACTTGTGCGTAGCCGAAAAGTTGTTTGGCGAGTGTGTTACACCCTTAGATGCAGGCGCATCTTCTAAAGCGTTTAGTCTTTCGCTAATACTTGCAAAAGCTTCTTCTAAGAATTTAGACATATCTTCTCTTTCTTCTTCTTCTTCTTCAGCAACAACTTCAACAACTTCTTCGTCATTTGAGTAAATAGTTGCTACAAGAGTAGCGATAGCGTCGATTGTGTCTTGTCCTAAGTCAGGGAAACCTTGGTCTAGTGCATCACGAACTTTGTCGTAATTCATATCGACCTTTTTCTTGTCGTAGCCCATTTCGTCTTCTTCATCTTCTTTGTGGTCAGGAGTATGTTCAAGTTCTACTTCAACTTCAACTTCGTCATCTCCTAAAGATGCTAAACGAGAATCTTCGTTTACAACAATTTTCGTTCCGTCCTCGAGTGTGTATGTTCCAGCGTCAAGTAGTGATGCTTCTCCACTATCGTCGAGAATACGAACTTCAACGCCTACGTCCATAGACTCGGCTTCGGTAACGACAACACGCCCGTCGTCAAGACGAGCCTCGGCATATAACTTCGTTTGTGGAAGTCCTAATGCCTTTCTGATTTTTTCAACTGTGTTCATTACGCGTAATTAATTAATTTATCATTGATATATATAAACCTTTTTAAGGTGTTTATTTTCAACCATATTTTGACCTGATCATTCCGCATACCTTCTCTGCAACTTCTTTTGACCCATAGCGATTTGTCTGATCTCTAACACATTCGTCCCAAGGGTATGACTCTAGTTTTTCCGTGCTTAGTGTGTGCGATTCACAAGGCATAAACCAGACTTTGCCTTCAAAGTCGTGTGTGTGAAATCCGTTGCACCCAATGTCGTTAGCAATTTTGATAGCCATTTCTTTTGTTGAATATGCTAATCGGTCATTTATAACTGCGTAATTGTCATCTATTGCAATACTTGCGTGTGACTGTTTAGACATATAAAGTGTTTGTCCGTTTACTGAAACGGCATTGAATCCAGTTCGGTTAAAAAAGATTTCGCCCCAAAGTTGTGCGTCTTGTGCCTTCTTAAATAACGGTTGTCCGTTTAATTCACCCGACGGCGTAACTTCTTCTAAAATTATTGCTTTTAGTTCTTGTATA